TATAGTAATCACCTATCATCTTACCCACCATACCTAAGGGTTCTAGTGAGGAGTCTGTTAGTTTTGGGGATTGGTTCACCCACTTATTGTTTATCTTCTTAACTGTCCAATCGTCAGGCTTCCATCCAATATCTTTTAGATACTTTTTAACAAGAGCTAACTGACCTAGGTTTATATTCTTTATCTCTATCCTAGAGTAGGAACCCCTAACAAAACCTTCAGACGCTTTTAAGTCAGGGTCAAATCCAAACCAATCAGACACTGCTTTGTAGTACCCTCCGTTTTTCTTAACTACCTTATCAACTTCTTTTGTACCCTTGCGTACGCACACACTCCCTATCTTAGGCTCTAGCTCATCTTCAATGGAATGCATCTTCCATATCAGTTCATCTCTTAGTTTGTTAGCTTCTTTAGAGTTGAACAGCCAGCCTTTGTTAGTTATTTCAGCGTTTACTGCTGCAAAGTCATGCTCTAACTGGATACCTTGGAGGAATAAGGGGTTAGATCTTATTTGATTTGACGCTTCTTTAGTCAGTCTTTCATATACTTTTGTATTTAAAGACACGTCTTGCTTACAGTAGGTTAGCATCTCTTGGTTGTAGTTTGTCCAATCGTTGTATTCTCCCTTAGGGTACTTAAAGTATTCACCCCAACCTGCAAGGCCATGCCTATGGCTTCTTTGGAACATACATATCTGAGACATTACAAGAGTGTCCCATATCTTCTGAGAGGGCTTAGGTGTCCACCTTAGTAGTCTTTTAAGAACTGGTAGGTCATATCCAATTATGTTGTGTCCAGCTATTATGTCGGCTTCTGAGAGCTTCTCGAGGCCTTCAGATAATGATGGTAGGTTTTCATCATAGTCTGAGTAAGCATATACATCTTTTGTATCTACATTCTGGCATACTAGACACCATATCTTAGATACTTCTGGAATTAATCCGTCAGTTTCTATGTCAAATATTAGTTTAGTTTTCATTTAGTCCTCCCAGACTTTGAGCAGTTTGATGACCTACTCAGGTCGATTGTTTATTTGTTTACTACCAACCCCAAGAACTACCTGTCATTCCATCAGCTGAGTAGTCGGTCACTCTGCCTTCAAAGAAATTCTTGAAGCTGTCTCCATTAAGTACCCAATCTAACCAAGGTAGTGGGTTCTCTTTTATATCCCAATTGGCTTTTAAACCTAAGTTTGTAAGCCTTCTGTCTGCTATGAACCTAATGTACGCTTTAACTTCACTAGCATTGAGACCTTCCACACCTCCCATTTCAAAAGCAAGATCAATAACTTTGTCTTCAAGATCAACAGCTTGTCGGTACATTTCGTAAATAGATAATTTAAATTCATCAGTAACTACCTCTGGGTTTTCGTTAATATAAGTACGGAAGAGTTCTGTCATTCCGTCTACGTGTATTGTTTCATCTCGGATAGACCACTCTACTATCTCACACATTCCCTTAAGCTTACCATATCTTTGGAAGTTAAGTAGCATTACGAACGCAGAAAATAGGGACATACCCTCATTACATACTGTTTGTGCAATCGATCTTGCTAACCCTTCTTTTGTGTCTGGGTTGAAGTTCTGCATAAACTCAATCTTCTCAGCCATTTCATCATACTCTAGGAATGCTGTGTATTCTGCTTCAGGTAAACCTAGGGTGTCATTGAGTAGTGCATAAGATCTCATGTGTATTGTCTCTCTGTGTGCGAAAGACAGCATCATCATACGTGCTTCGTTGTTTTTGATACGAGGTAAGAAGACATCTACATAAGAACCACCCACGATAACATCAGACTGAGTGAATAGTCTGAGTATCTGTGTGATAAAGTTCTTCTCTTTAGCGTTAATCTTACCAGATTTCCACTGTGTTACATCTTCTTGCAGGTCACACTCCCATTCACCCCAATGTAGTTTGTCATGTTCAATCGCTTGTGTGACAAAGCTAGCGTAGTTGAAGGGTTTAAAGGCTGGTGATGCGGTTAGTAAGCTCATTTATTAATTATCCTTGGCATGATAGGCACTCATCTTCTTCAACTGCATAGTCTTTTAGTGCTACACGGGTAGGCTTGAAGCTTACTGTGTCAGCCTTAGCACCTGCACTTGTCCGAAGATAGTAAAGTCCCTTTAATTTCTTGTTAAATGCACGAATATGCACCTCGTTAACGTACGCTTTGTCGGTTCCAGCAGGAAAGAACAAGTTTACAGACTGTCCTTGGCATATAAAGGGCTGTCGTGTTGCTGCATGATCTATAACCCATCGCTGGTCAAGCTCGAAAGCTGTTTTAAATATTTGTTTAAACCATTCATCCATCCATTCTAAGTGTTGTACACTACCTTCATGTAGTATTATTGATTTCCATTGAGCTTCAATCCACTCCGGGCTGTCACTATGGTTCTCAAGTACTTTTGATAGGTATGGATTCTTAACTAAGTGAGCGCCTACCCTTGTACGATGGGTAAATGCATTAGATTTAAGAGGTTCTATTGATGCTGAACAACCAGCAATGATTGATGAGTTGGCGTTAGGTGCTATTGCTAATAAGTGTGAGTTGCGTATTCCATCTACATCAGGGCATGAACCACGTTCTTCTGCTAGGTACACTGATGCTGCTCTTGCTTGTGCTTTTATATGAGTGAACATCTCAGTATTGTAGGCAGTAGCCATAGGAGTCTCCCAAGGTATCCCTACACGCTGTAATGCACTGTGGAAACCCATTGCCCCTAGTCCTAAAGAACGCTCTTGTGTGGCGCTGTAGACAGCCTTACGTAGTTCTTTGGGTGCATGGAAACAAAAGAAACTTATTACATTGTCTAGCATAGTTATTAGGTCAGACACCATAGTGGTTTCTTTCCAATCCTCATAATACTCAAGGTTTACACTTGACAGGCAACAGACTGCCGTCCTATCTTCGTTTGTCGGTAGATGAATTTCATTACATAGGTTTGAACCATTGATAGTCAGACCTTTCTCACGCATTTCTGGGGGTAAGTGCCTGTTAGCTTCATCAATAAAGTTAAGGTATGGCTCTCCAGTACGGAATCGTGTCTCAATCAGACGTTCCCACAGTTCTCTTGCAGGTAATGTATCCCTAACTGTCTTATCATTTGGGTCTATTAGGTCCCATTGACTACCTGACGTTACTGCATCCATAAACGCATCAGTAATGTTTACTGCGTTGTGAATATTGAACGCTTTTCGATTAGGATCACCACCTGTCGGTACTCTTATGTTAATAAACTCTATAATGTCTGGGTGTGTTATGTCCATGTACGCAGCATAAGAACCTTTTCGTGTCTTACCTTGTCGGTAAGCAGTCATGTCGCTATCTACAGTCTTTAAGAAGGGTATAGGAGAGGGAGCCACATCACTGACAGACCTAATGTCAGACCAATGACCGCCAACACCTCCACCTTTGACGGATAGCCACCGTAATTCCGTGCTGTGTCCAATAAGACCTTCAAGAGTATCAGGGACGTAAGATAAGAAACAACTAATAGGTAGACCACGTACTTTTTCTCCAAGTGCTGGTGCATTAGATAAGATAGGTGAGCTAAACATAAACCAACCTTTACTTGCATAGTCGTATATGCGTTGAGCTAATTCATAATCAGACTTACAGAATGCCATAGCTGCCCTTGCATAAGCGTCCTGTGGGTCTTCCCCATCACGACAATAGTAGTCCTTAAGGAGGGTGTATGCTTGTTCTGAAAGAAAACTGTTACGTTCGTAATCAACTGTTATTGTCATTTAGAAATTCCTTTACTTTTTCTTCATTCTTGAAACCAATAAGTCTCTTGCCTGTCTCAGTATTTAGCAGTGTAGGCACACTCATTACTTTGTTATCAGCAGCTATTTGATATTCTTCTTCTATGTTGCAAGACACATATTCAACCATTAGATTATCTAGCAATGTTTTAAGTGCATAGCATGGTTGGCAACCTTTTGTGTAAAACTTGATAATCATTTGTCACCTCTGTTGTTGATTGCTTCTTCTACTCTTGCTGCTGTTAAAGCATCTATAAGTTGAGCTAGTGTTATCATTTCTTCATTACTTAACTGGTATTGAAGTAAGTGGGGTATTCCCCTTCTGTATGAGATTACTGTTGATCTTAGCCATTGTCCTGTATCGAATACCATATTAATTTCCATTCATTGTGTAGTACCTGTCAAATGCTTTTGTTATCTCTCTGCAAAATACAGATCGTACAATGTCATCTGGGTTGTTGAAATCTGTCACACCGATATTCTCTGACACTTCAGGTAACGTTTTGTCGGTATGCATTTTAATTATCAGACTAAGACCTGACTTAGCTCCTAACCTTGCTTGTGGTATATCACCACATATTACTACTTTTGAATCTTTACCTATTCTTTTGAGGAACATTTCTATTTCTTTTGGTGTTGTATGCTGTGCTTCGTCTAAGATAACAAAGGAGTTATCGAATGTTCTACCTTGCATGTACTCGAATGGAACCACTTGAATTGACCCCGATTGCATAGCTTTTTCATAAGTACCATTTAGGTGCTTACGTAGTACGTCAGTGTATGGGGTAATCCAAGGTGCCATCTTATCTAATTCTTCTCCGGGTAAGAAGCCTATAGATTTTGAATCAGACACATTAGGTCTGCATAACACAATTCGACTATCCTTGTTGTCAATCATAAATTGAGCAGCGCAAGTTGATGCGATATATGTTTTACCTGACCCTGCGAATCCAGTTCCAACGGAGACTACGTTATCATCTATTGAGTTTATGTAATGCGATTGGTTTTGAGATAACGCTTGCAGACCTAGTGAGTTACTAGGCACTTTCTTTTTCTTTTGAGGCTTCTTCAACTTCTGGTTCTCCCACTATGAAATTAATACTAATTTGTAATCCGTCTTCTGCTGCCATCTCTACAGCTTCTGATACTTTATTGTATAGTTCGCTTTCTAAATCTATGTGGTATTTGTTTTCCATCCAGAAAGCATACAGTGGGTTTAGTATGAAAAGTATTACTGAAGAGAATACTGCCAGAGCTGTTGCTAGCCAAAGTATTTCAGTCACTATTGTAATCATGGTTTAGTATCTCTATCTAAGAACTCTAGTTGCATTTGTAGTACGTGGATAGCTTTTGTTATGTCTTGACGATGCGTACCTTTATCACGTGTTAGGTATTTACCTACTTTTGTATAGATTGATGCACGTACTCCCTCGTAACCGAAGTTAACAAAGGTAGCCTCAAGTGGTTGTATTCCTTGGTTTTTGTAATGATCACCACCTACTTGTGAGTTTGTTGCACTCTCTTTACATAATCCATTAGTATCTCCGAAGTCATCAAACCAAGGCTCTTCTTTAGACGGTTCACCAATACTATAACCAACTTTAGATTTCATATTAACTCCTGTCAAATGTATGTTGGTTCTGTTTCTTCTAAGGTTGCTGAGTCTTTCCAAGTTATTTCAGTTTTAAGTTCTGCTTCACCTAGCTTTACTCTGCTTGCATGGTTTTCATCTAGAACTACACCGATATAATCTAATGCAACTGAATGAGGTTCAACACCTTCAGCCCACTTTTGTATAGACATGAACACGCCCCCTCTTGGTCCAAAAGAGCCACCATGCATGTCTGTTGTTTTAACTTTTATTAAAGCTCCACGGTTATCTGTAGAGTTTGGTA